TTTTATTAATTAGATTTAAGGCCTTATAAATAATGCCATCAACCTTCCCGATTTTATCGAACCGCCAAGGAACGTAGGATTTAAAGTCGAATTTATCTCTTATCTTCATACTAAAAAGATATATTATTATAGGAAAAATCCAAGGTTATTTGCAAAAAGTGTCTAAAGTTTAGACAGAAAAAGGGAGCCCGAAGGCCCCCTTGATTGAAAAATTAAGGGTGTGCGAGTGCTGCTATACCATTTGGATATACGAGCCGAATATCTTCCCTTTTTGTTAAAAGGAAGCCTGTTAAACCAAGTTCCACATATCTCTCTTGAAGAACATTTAAGGAGCTTGAAAATCTATCTCCTATCCAGACAGAATATTTAAAGTCGCCATAAATCACACTTTTGGCCCCTGCCCCTACGTTAGGCATGAATTCCGAAATGTAAATTGGGTTTCCAAATAACATATCTGATGAATCTGCAGACAGTGAAACGCGTAAAAGATAATTGCCATTTAAATCTTTGAGCCCTGCCAAAACTTTGTAAGTATTATCATTCATAAGCCAGCTAGCTTGTGGTCTATATGGAGGTGCTACAAAATGTTTTAGATTTAAAAGATCAACGTCTGTTATCGCACCAGCGGCGGCAGCAGGAGTTGTTCTCATTGCTGGATCGGCCAAAATCCCTAATACGGGATTAGCAGGACCGATACCCGTTCCGGTTAAAAACGCTGCGCCTTCCAAAGCACCCACTGCTCTTGAAAAAGATTCAGATAAAAATTCCATTAGATTGACGGCGTTATCCTGCATTAATTCCATACTTACCAAACAAAGTTTTGTAAGTTTAAAGGCAGATAAACGCTTCAAACTGAATGTCGGATCTGTTCCGCCGGCAGCAATTCCCTCGCCTGTCCAAACCGCGGTTCCAAAATCAGTTGAAATCGGAATATCTAAAGTGGATTCAGTTGTAATTACTTTTGCCAATTGTCTCAGAGGATTAATCTGCATAAGTCCAGCCTGAATCATTCCTTCAAGTAAGATAGGCACGAGTACGCCGCCCGCGGCAGGGGTTCCCACCGTCAAAATGTTTTTAAATTCAGGAGTAAGATCTTGAGCACCTTGTTTTAAGTAAGCAACGAATGCTTTCTCATATTGCTCAGTTTTTCTTTTATCTTGAAAAGACATTTGGGATTCCGGCTCAAAGAATTTAGCCTTAGGTTGGTTTTCAGTTTCGATTTTGGATATTGTATCCATTCTCTTTAGGGTTCCATTGATTTCCTCAACTCGACCCATGATCTTGTCGAATTGTTCTTTATCGATTTCAGAAAGCGTTTCTTTTTCGTGTACTGCTCTGGCATCGTTGATGAGTTTTATTTTCTCATCGATTAGTTCTTTTTGGTTCATATAAAATCCTTTTTATATCAAAAATGTTTAACGAGCTTTCGCTGCGTGTATTATAAATATTCTGCTAACTCAATTCTTCTCCGTAAAAATTCTTTTTGCAAAGATGCCCGTTTTAAATCTTCTTCCGCGCGCGCGCGGGCGAGGGTATCTTCATTGGTAACTTTCTTTAATATGTCGGGGGTATTTTTATATATGCTTAGGTCGAATGCGGATTTTATTTGGGCGGTTTCATGCTCTAAGATTGCCGCAAAATTTAATTCGACCGCTTCCGCGCTCGTTAGCCATGTTTCTTTAACCATCATATCTTCAATTATAATAGGATCTATTTTTGTCTTTTCCGCATAGATGGAAATAAGCTGACCATCGATTTTTTCTAAAGTGCTTGCCATATCTCTCATTTCCTGAGCATTGGCATAGGTCAAAGCAATCGCTTTATGAATCATCATCATGGAATTTTCATGCATTAAAATATTATCACCCGCCATTGCGATGATTGAACTTATGCTCGCAGCTAAGCCGAGCACCTCGGTAGTTACCTTTGCGGGGTGGGATTTTAGAGCATTATAAATTCCAAGTCCCGAAAAAACCGATCCTCCTGGACTATTAATGGCAACGTGAATTCTATCTACTTTCATGGCCCTTATCTGGGAGATTAACTCCGCTGGTGTTGGCTGAGAAAAATATTCGTCAATCGCATCTAAAATTTCTATATGGCCAACGAGTTCTCCCTCTTTTGATTCCTTGGCAGAAATCTTAAACCATTCTTTAGATTTGGCTTTTAGATAATTTGGATGGTTAAACATTTTATTATATCTCCTTAAATAATTTAATCTGTTCTTCGGCAATAATTCTATTTAATTGTGCTGTCTCCGCTTGTTGCTGGGTATTCTGCTCCGTTTGTTTTTGAAGCGTGTCGACTGAAGTCATATTTTGTTGGATGTAGAGTTGATCTGCCGCCTCGGAATCTTTGGCATCTTTTCCAAGATAAGTTCTACACTCGTTCGGCGAAAAAATTCCTCCCTGGGATAAGCGTGCTAGCGCTTGGGATGTTGATTCCAAACCGCCGGTTAAAACAGAGGAAAACTCGAATGCCAATTCATAATTCATAACATCCCTTTCTTTTAATAAATCTCTCGCACACGCTTGAGCGAAACATTGGAAAAGGGGCTTCAAACAGAAATTTAAGAAGTGGAGTGTAAGCATTTCGACCGATTGATATGATGTCTCTTTTGTAAAACCTATGACTGCCGGAGGTACTCCAAAATATCTACATATATCTGCTAGGGATGCATTTTTGTTTTCGATAAGCTGCAAACTTACGTTGTCATTCATGGTGATAGGTTTAAATTCCGCACCAGAATCTAAGAACATCACTTTTTGTGTATTAGCAGCACCGGAATAAGTTGTTTTAAATAATTCCATTATTCTTTTGGCCGTTTCAGTATTAACCGGAGTCGGCATTTGAATTACTCCGCCAGGTCTAGTAGAATTTGGACCAAACGATGATTCTTGATGTTTGGATAATACCTGGTCGATTCCAATGGCCTTACTTCCATAAGCAATCGGAGAAAGAGGATTAATAACCCCTTTGGAAAATCCTCTGATATGTAAAATTTCTTTTCTGGTATAGGTTTGGCCGGTTAATTTTAATCCTATTTCACCAATGTAATAAATAAGATCATCATGTTTCTCGTTCCAGACAACACTCACTAAACCAGGATCAATCGGAGTGATGGAAATTGGTCGGTCATAGATATCTCTTTGAACAAAGGCATAGGCAACAGAATGAAGAACCAAAGAGGAAGTAATTTGGCTCTTGAACTCGAATCCCGATTGCAACGGATTTGGTCGGAAGTTTAAAAGGTAATATAATGGGTGACTCGGATCAAATTCGCGATCATCAATCCAATTAGTTTTATAAATTCGCAGAGGTAATGAGGCGACAACTTCGGAGATTGTTTTCACACAAGCAAAAACAACTGACTGACGTAAAGCTGATTCTGCTGTAACATGCTCACCAGAAAGTGAGTAAATTGGTAAATTACTGAAATTAATATTTGTAGTATTCTGAGGAACAAATACTTGTTTTATGCGTTCTAAAATACCCATGAACGTAGTTTAATGGATAAATAGGATTAGTTAAATAGGAAAAAGAATTGTTATAGATGACTTTGGATAAAATTTAAAAGTTCCTTCTTTATCTGAAAAGAGAACATCTCGGTCCACCCAGTGGCAAATTCGAAGATGGGATCATTAAAATTCTGAAATTTTCTCTTTATTTCAGTTTCAATATTCAATGCGTCCAAGCCTTTCTGAAAATAGAACTCATTTATTTTTTTAGTAGTAATCTTTTTTCCTAGGTTATTCCCATGCTGTATGATTTTTTGAATCCTAATAAAAGAGTCATTTCTTGTGATTCCTACTTTTATAATTCTCTTTCCTTCATGTTTGATTTCATAAATATATAGAGATGCAGGTTTGTCCGGGTGGAATCCAGTTTTTGCACATTTTGGGCATCCAGATCCGTCCATGATATGTCCAGGGCGGACATTCCATTTAAATCCACAATCTTGACACCCGTGGAAAATCTTTTTCATTACCGTATCTAAAGGCTCTAATCTAATAACATCAAATCTACCTAATTCAATTAAAATTGAATCATATTCCTCATTAGTGATTCTTTGCTTGGTTCCTTGGGTAATTCTTCCGCAAGGAGGGCAACCACGCCCGCCTAAAATCCCATCAGGGCTGGAAGGAAATATATTTCCGCAAACACATCCATGTTGGATTTTAATTGTGGATCCTTTTGATGCCTCCAAAGGAAATACAGAAGTTATGCCTTTTTCTTTTCTTTTTTCCGCATATCTTGACTCAGTTAAAAATAAATTATCCGCACAACTGGGACACCCAGAAAATTGAAGCACCGTATCTGGCATTACGAGGCGTTCAAAACCACAAATTATACAAAGATGATTAATCTTGGTTTTGACACCGGCAAAAGGCTCCAATGGAAAATTCCTGTTATTTGCTTCCAGCAATTCTTCAAAGTAAGTTAGGTCGTTAAATCTTTTACCCATTATTTAACCCTCTTCCTAATCCTCACCCTCAACCCCAAGACATTCCCCACTAACAAAACCACCAGCGTCCATTCGTACCAATGGGAAGGTATCTTGTTTAAAAATAAAAAGCTAAAGGTGATAAGAGAAATAATATTCGGAATCATATATTTATTAGCTCCCACAACGCCATTCCTCTCCCCAAACTATTTTATGGGATGAACAGAAAGCAATCTTCTTGTATTCGGCTTCTGTCAAATCATCGACAAATTCTACAACAAAATCAAAGGGACTATGATATCCCAATGCTCCAATCTTTACCCATTTATCAATTTTTTGAAGGGTCTTTTGGATTATTTCCGTTCTGATTTCAAAATCAGAATCATTCTTTTTTAATCCTTCCCGCCAATCCGCTGGAACAAAAAAATGTCCCTCAAATGGATAACTAAAATAAATCAAGCCCAGTTCTTTCTCTTTTTTCTTTGTCTTTTTCATAAATCCTCCGTTTAAATGAGTATATAATACCCACTAAAAAGCCTCAAGAAAGTACGTAAAAAGTGTCTAAAAGTTAGGCAGAACCGGTCATATAAGCGATAAAAGCGGGGTCATTGTAGCAGGAAGTGGCGTTATGCCGCTG